CCGACGTACGCAGCGAACTTCGATGTGCTGATCGGCGAGAGCGAGGGCGAGCTTGCCCTTGGAAGGATCTGGGCTGGCCCAGAGAAGCGTCTCGTTCGAAATATCGACGGAACGGTCGAAAGCGGAACCTTGCGGTTCTACAACGGTGCTGAGGATCAACTGCCCGATGCGCTCGAGGAGTCCTACCTTGGCGTCGGCAGTGTTCCGGCTTATCGCGGCGTTGCCCGTGTCGTGTGGGAAGGCTTCGACGTCTCCACGCATGACGCGAACCGCATCCCGTTCTTCACGATCGAGGTCGGCCGCGTGGGCAACCAAGCACCGCCATCGCTCGGGACCGTGTGGTTCAACTACATGCTCGATGGCGGGGCGAACTGGATCATCGCCTACCACGGCTCCTACTACGGCGTGCTGGTCTACAGCAAGGCCACCATGAGCCTCGTGCACAACTGGTCGAACGAGGAGAACTACCAGCCGTTCCAGTCGTTCCTCTACGACGCCACGCACAACACCGTCCTGTTCGCCAACCGCAACACGAACAGCGGGTCCATGGTCGATGGCCTGTACTTCACCATCGCGCTTTCCACCGGTGTCCTGACCTGGCACACGCCTTTCACGCCCGCTGCGGGAGAAACGCTCAAGAGCGTGCTGCTTTCGGGCAGCGAATACGTCTTCATCTTCGCCCTGGGAACGGGTGGCTCCAAGCTGTATTACGTGAGCACCGCGACGCACGCACTGACGGCAACGCAGACGATCGACGCGGGCGGCTCGGCGGCGAACTGGGCGTATACCGGTCCCAGCGGCGGCATGGCCTTCGTGGTGCTCGCCGATGGCACGGTGGCGCGCTACGACCTCGATCAATCGTCGACGTCGTCGCTCACGCTCGGCACGATGCCGACGAGCTTTGCGGGCGCCACCTCGGGCGCAGTGGATCCGAACTCGGGGCACTTGTGGCTTGCAGGCCGCAGCGCGGGCACGCTGTACTACGCCTGCTACGACTCGACGAGCACGCTCGGATCGAACTCGATGGCGGACCCGTACTTTGCCTTTGCGGATCAGCCGTGGTGCTTCATTCCGGGATCACCGAATCAGGCGTGGCTGTGTGGCGAGGTGTGGCTCGCGAAAGACCAGTTCCTGGGCTTCGATTCGGACGCCGGCACGCTGCTCGGGGCGGGCGTGGCCATCCCGGGCGTCTACCACGGCACCAACAGCCTGAACGACGTGATGTGGAACGACGTCACCGGAAACGTACAGGCGCTGCGCTACAACGGCTTCTACGCCACCGGTGGGGCCACGCCGCCGACGCTGCCCTTCATCACCGGGCCGCTCGGTGGCGCGGATGGGTCGCTCACGTATCAGACGCTCGCCGAAGTCGTCACCGACCTGTCGCTGCGGGCCGGGCTCACCGCCGACCAGATCGATGTGACGCAGCTGACCGACCAGGTCGACGGCTACATCATTGCGAACCAGGTGTCAGTGAAGGATGCGTTGGCGCTCCTGATGCCGGCCTACTACTTCGACGCCTCGGAAGACCAGGGGCAGATCAAGTTCGTCAAGCGCGGCGGCGACATCGTCGTGGAGATTCCCGACGACGACCTCGGGGCACATCCGAGCGGCGAAGACGGCGCGGACCTGTACGAGACGACGCGCGTGATGGACGAGGAACTGCCGGCCACGCTCTCGGTGAACTACGTGCTCGCTGCCACGAAGTATTCGCCGGCCAGCAAGTACGCGCGGCGGCTGGTGGGCTACAGCGGCGATGAGCAGCGCATGGAATTTGCGATGGTCTTCACCGACGAGAAGGCCCTGCAGATCGCGCATGTGAACCTGCACGACCAGTGGATTTCGCGCCTGACGCGCAAGCTGACGCTGGGCCTGAAGTACGCCTACCTAATGCCCACCGACATCATCGGCGTGAGCGGCTATGCATGGCGCATCACGCAGATGACGCAAAAGGGCGCGTACTTCGAGGTGCAGTGCGTGCGCGACGACAGCGACACCTACACGCAAGCGGTGATCGTGAGCGAGACACCGCCGCCCGATGAAACCGTGACGCAGCCCTCCCTGACGCTGCTGGAGCTGATGTGAACATAAACATGCTCAGGGATTCGGACGACGATTCGGGCTTCTATGCGGCGGCGTGCGCGGCCGACCCGGATGCAACGAGCTGGCCGGGCTGCACCGTGTACGTCTCGGTGGACGGCGGCTCAAACTACTCGGTCGCCTTCACCATCACGAGCGGTGAAGCCACGATGGGGCAGACGACCGATGCTCTTGCGGACTTCCTCGGCGGCAACATCCCCGACGAGCTCTCGCATGTGAACGTCTCGATGTTCAACGGCACGCTCTCGTCCACGAACAACGCCGGATTGCTGGCGGGCGTGAACATGGCGGTCATCGGCGAGGAGATCTTGTTCTTTCGCGATGCCACGCTGGAGGCCGACGGGACCTACACGCTGCGCGGGTTCCTACGCGGACGCAGAGGCAGCGAGTACGCGATGAGCGATCACGCCATCGGAGATCGCTTCGTTCTCATCGGCACGCCAGGCATCGTGCGCGTCGCCCAGGCCACCGCCGACATCGGGATCGAGAAGAGCTACAAGGCCGTGACCAACGGCATGACGCAGGCAAGCGCACCGGCGCAGACGTTCACGAACGAGGGGTGCGGGCTGAAACCGTACGCGCCTGTTCATCTGGGCGGCGGGCGGGATGCTGCGAACAACGCCACGCTGACGTGGGTTAGGCGCTCGCGCATCTCCGGCGAGTGGAGGGATGGCGTTGACGTGCCGCTGGGCGAAGCGAGCGAAGCCTACGAGGTCGAAATCTACTCCAGCAGCGCGTACACGACGCTGCTGCGGACCATCTCAGGACTCACGTCTGCAACCGCTGCATACAGCGCGGCCGACCAGACCACAGACGGAATTACCCCCGGCCATCCCATCTACTTCCGCGTGTACCAGCTCTCGGCCACCGTCGGGCGCGGGCACGCGGCAGACGGCAGCATCTGACGAAAGAATCGCATGGATTCGACCACGAACCTCGAAACGATCTCGGCATCGCAGGCCTCGAAAGAGGTCACTGCGAACGCGCTGATCGATGCCCTGTCTCCTTCGGCGTATGGCGGCCGGCACGCCGAAGCATGCACCGGACTCACGTTCGGGTATTACGGCGGCCGATGGGGTGGCTCCACTGTCGCCAATGGAGCCATCAGTCTTGGCGCGAGCACGACAACCTACGTCGTCGCGCATCGCACCACAGGCGCCATTTCGTCGGCCACAGCGACGACGAACTGGGACGACACCACCACCTACGCCCGCCTGTACAAGATCGTCTCGGGTGCTTCGAGTGTCACCAGCTACGAAGACCACCGCACCGGGCCCGGCGGCCTGCTTTCCGCTGGCAGCGGATCTGGAACTGTGACGAGCGTTGCCGTCTCGGTTCCGGCTTTCCTGTCCGTAGCTGGCTCACCGGTGACGGCCTCCGGCACCATCGCGATTACCTACAGCGGCACGGCCCTACCGGTGGCGAACGGCGGCACCGGAGCGACTTCCGCATCCGCAGCCAGAACGGCTCTCGGTGTTGCGATCGGCTCCGACGTCCAAGCCTACAGCGCCAAGCTCGCGGACCTTGCCGGCATCACGTACGCCCAGGGCGACATCCTGTACTACAACGGCACGAACGTCGTGAAGCTTGCGGCTGGTACGAGCGGGCAGTTCCTCAAGACGCTGGGCGCAGGCGCGAACCCGGCATGGGCGACGGCCAGCGCGCCGGCCAAGCGCATCGCCACTCCCTCGTGGTCGTCCAGCATGACCCTCGATTGGGACAGCTACGACGTCTACCGCATCACCCTGGGCGGAAGCACGACGTTCACGTTCTCGGGCGGCACGGACGGTCAGAACTGCGCCGTCGAACTCACGCAGGACGGCACCGGCAGCCGCACCGTCACTTGGCCGGCCAGCGCGCGGTTCTCGACCGATCTTCCAAGTCCGACGCTGAGCACCGCCGCATCGAAGCTCGACAAGGTCGGATTCCAACTCAACTCGGTTGCCAGCAAATACGACTGCGTCGCGGTCGTCCGAGGCTACTGAGGCACATCAACCACCCTCGCATCGAGCCGCCTTCGGGCGGCTTTTTCGTTCCTGAAAGGCCACTTCGATGACCCCTGACCAACTGACCGCGCTTCACGCCGAAGTGCAGTCCGACTCCGCAGGATTGGGCTACGCCCAGCACCTGCCAGAAGCGCCCGGCATGGTCTGTGAGCTGCTGAATGCTCAGACGCTTTCGATGGTCAAGCCGCGCCTGGTCAACGCGCGCACGGTGTTGGCCGAGTGCGGAGCCAACGCCGCCGCGACTCTCGACAAGCTCGAAGCGGCCTCGGCTCAAGTCTCCACCGTCAAGTGGGCGATGAAGTTCCTGCAGCAAGACGGCGGGCTCGACGTCGGCCACCCCGTCACGCAGGCGCAACTCAGTGCGCTGGCCGCAGGAGGCGTTCTCACGCAGGCCGAAGCGGATTCCCTGAAGAACCTCGCTCTGCAGCCCTGCAGCCGCGCCGAACAACTCGGCTTCGCCCCCGTCACCGAAAGCGACCTTCGGGCCGCAGGAGTCATCTGATGTCCACCATCAAGCAAGTCGTCGGATCGTTCAGCTCCGTCACCGTCACCGGCCTGTCGACGCTCGCCTCGGCGACCTACGTGCAATCCAACGAAGTCGACAACACCACGAACCAGCCGCTCGATCTGTTCGTGATGCTCGAGGCCACGCCTGGCACCGTATCGGGCAACAAGCAGGCGGTGCTGTTCGCGCAGGCCATGGACGGGACGAACTACCAGACGGGCCCGACGAGCGGCACGACCACGACTGACGAGCCGAACCTCACCTACATCGGCACGCTGCCGCTGAACACCAACACCACACAGCAGCGCAAGTTCTTCTCCGTGGCCAATGCATTCGGCGGCATCCTGCCATCCAAGATCAAGTTCGTGATCAAGAACGACTGCGGCTCCGCGTTCACGGCGGCCGCGCTCAAGACCGCTGAAATCAGCGCGACGGTGGCCTGATGAGCGCGACGATCCTGCCGACGCCGTTCAAGGTGCAGCCGCAGGAAGGGGCGCTCCTGAATCTGGGACACCGGCTGCTGCTGGGAGTCTCCGACGTGTGGCTGCCGGGGGTTCGCTACACGCTGGTGCAGTCCTCGCCATCCCTGATCGCGGGCAGCACGACGTTCGTTCGTGCAGGCGCGGACGGCATGGCCGGGGTATTCACGTCCTCGGCCGCGAACTCGTTCTTCCAGATGGCAGGCTTGGCTGCCACCAAAATCTTCGGCAAGAACACGAGCGAAGCCACTGTCTTCATTCGGCGCCGCCACACGGACACCACGGCCCGCAACAGCTCCACTTTCGGGTACTTCGCGCTCAGCTCGAACCAGGTGCTGATTCACGCACCCTACGGTGACGGCAAGTGCTACTGGCAGGCCGGCAACGACACAACCGGCAGTCTGGTCTTCACCGGCTGGACGAAGTCCACGAGCGTGGAAAACCTCGTGTTCGTCGCCAGCGCGAAAAAGAACGGCGGCTGCCGCGAGATCTGGCGAAATGGCTCCAAGCTGGCGAGCAACAGCGCGGCGATCAGCTGGAGCCCCAACACCGCCGATGTGCTCTATGGCGGGCGGTCTGGGCTGGCGTGCGACTTGGAGGAGGTGTATCTCGTCGGCGTCGTCGCTCGCGCGTGGAGCGACTCGGAGATTGCGCAGTGGACTGAAAGGCCCTACTGCATCTTTCACGAGCCGCGCCGGCTGTGGGTGGCGGCGGCTGCGGGGGCTGGCAGCGGAGCGCGTGCGGGCGATTTCTTCCTCACGTTCTGAGCCAGCCGCACGCCCAGCGCAATTCCAGGCGCCTCGATCCAGCGATACGCGACTCGGGCCCAGGCCCAGAGCACGAACGCGAAGATCACCCACTCCAGCCAGATCGGCACGCCGGGCATGAGGCGAAAGCCGGCGCGGACTGCGAACGTGTGCGTGAGGTAGATCCCGAACGAATACTTCGCGACCAGCGCGCCGGCCCGGCAGAGCGGGCGGAACTGAACCTCGCGGCAGTGCGGAATCATCAGGCCCAGGACGAAGCAAAGCATCCAGAGCACCGGCACCTCCTGGACGCCGCTGGCAATCGCAGCAGGCGCAACGATAGCTGCGACGGCCACGACGGCGAACGGGAGGGCCGGATGCAGGATGGGGCGGCGCGGGAGCGTGAAAGCGAGCACGCCGCTGAGGAAGCATGGCACGTACTGCACGAGCGTCGCAGGGATGCCGAGCACGAGCAGCGCGCACAGGACCGCGATCGATCCGGCCAGCAGGCTCGCAATGCCGGACGGGCCGCGCGCGCGGGCGAACACGAACAGCGCCGGCAGCACGAGGTACATCTGCACTTCGTAGGGCAGGCTCCACATCGGCGCCATGATGGACTCGTGGCCACTGAGGTTCTGGATCAGAAGTATGTTGCTCACAAGTCCCCAACCTGTGAGCGGCACGCCCCCGAGCCAGTTGCCCAGGGCCACGAGAAAAACCATCGCGATCGCCAGCGGGTAAATGCGAAACACCCGGCGAACGTAGAAGGGCAGGGCAGCGGGTCCGGTGCGCCGCAGCGATTGCATCAGGACCAAGCTGGTGTGCACAAAGAACACCGCGACGCCCACGCGCCCCATGGCCTCGATATCGAATCCTGGCCCGCCCCATCCGACGTTCATGCCGATGTGGCTGGCGACCACGAGAAGCACCGCGATCGAGCGCAGGACATCGAGATTGGGGCTTGCCTTCATTTCACGCGGACCTTGTCGTAGTCGCCTTCGCAGCCGTCCCGCACAAAGGCCAAGGACCGAGCGTCACGCGCGTTCTCAAGCACGGACATGATCGTCTCCCGCTGCCGGTCGCAGTCCCTTACCGAAGAGGATGTGGCTGTGGGTAGTTCGGCGCGTCGCTTCGCGCTACAGGCATCGATGGCAAGACTCCAGCGCCCGCTGCGGGTCTTCGCCTTGTCTTTGTAGGCGGCGTATTCGAGCGGCGTGCAGGTGAGCGTGGCGTGCGCGGCACCGCTCAGTAGCAGGCACGCAAGGATCGGGATGAGCTTCATAGCCCCATTACATCCCGGCTCGACCTCGGGTGTGTGAGCAAACCCTCCCGGATCGCGTAGCAGCTTTGTCCCGTTCGAGCTCGTAACAGCACAACAGTAACAGCCGTTTTTTGCCTAGCCTCATCTATATGAGAGCGCTGCTGTTAATCGTCGTGTGGTTGCTGTCGCATCCAGCGCATCTCATCGCCTCCACCTGGATGCTCATTGGAGCGCTCACCGGACGGCCCCGGGCGTGGCGAATCGCTCTGGGCTACGACTACCTCTCCAACGCGGCCACTGGCGGTGATCCGCGCGAACTCATAAGCGTGCGCGCCTACCGCGCCATGCAGGCCGGGCACCGGTGGGGCTGCGTGCTTTGCCGGCTGCTCGACTACGTCCAGAAGAACCACTGCGCCAAAGCCTACGAAGCGGAGCGCGCGCGAACACCAACCCCTCCACCGAGCGACTGAAGGAGCCTTCGCCATGGGTATCCAGACCAGCCCCGACACGATTGCAGCCAAAGCTGCCAGCGCAGCCCAATGGGGAGGCGCTTCGGTTGCGACGGCATCCGGTGCGGCCCTTGCTTCGCAGCCACCGTCTTCGGCTGTGGACATGGTCTTCGGCCTGACGGTCAATCAGTGGACGGTGCTGGGGATCATCGTTGGCATGGCGTTCGCGGCCGCCGGCTTTGTGCTGGGCTGGGTCTACAAGCAGGCACATCTGCGACTGGCAAAGGCGCGGCTGGATGCGAACCTTCCCGATGGCGACGATTGACCGCCGCGCGATCGCACTGGCGCTGGCCGCGTCACTTGCGATTCCCGCCGAAGGACTGCGCCGAGTGGCCTATTACGACCCGCCCGGGATCCTCACGACCTGCCGCGGACACACCGGCCCGGACGTGGTGAAGAACAAGGTGTACAGCCTTGCCGAGTGCGATGCCTTCCTAGACGCGGACATGCGCAAGGCCATCGACATAGTCGAGCGATGCGTTCCCGGCCTGCCGCAGAACGTGCTCGCAGCTTTCGCCGACGCCGTCTACAACATGGGGCGGACGATCGCTTGCGACACGGCCAACAGCACGGCGGCACGGCTCCTGAAGGCGGGGAATCTCGGCGCAGCGTGCGACCAGCTACCGAGGTGGGACAAGGCCCGCATTGCGGGAGTTCTCACCTCTTTGCCGGGACTGACGAAACGCCGCGCCCTCGAGCGCGATGTGTGCCTTGGAGTCGAGCCATGACGATGGGCCTGTGTCGCGGCGGCAAGTTCCAGCTGGTTCGCCCCGGCGTGCTGCGCCACTGGTGCCCTGGTTGCTGCGATGGGCACGTCATCGACATCCACGCCATCAGCCAGAACGGAAAAGTTGTCGGGTGGGACGGCACTTTCGAAGAGCCATCAATCGGAGAGCCGGTTCGCCACGAGACAGAGCGCGGCCCGTGCGGGTACGTGCTTCGAGGCGGGGTTCTGTACTTCGATGCTGACTGCTGGCACGCGCTCGCCGGCCAGCAAAGGCACATGGAGGACTACCCGACATGAACGACACCGAAGTCAAGGACCGCCGCGGGATCCGCAAGTTCGGCATTGCTCTGTGCGCGCTCGTCGCCATCACCGCTCTCGCCGCGATTGGCCGGTTGGACGTCATCACGGCAGGCGCGCTCGCCGCAGTGTGCGAGATGTACAACCGCGCCAACCTGAAGGCCAAGGCCGCAGGGAGCACGACGCCATGAGCATCTACGCCTACATCGTGGCCGCCGTCCTGCTGTTCGCCACCGGAACCGGAGTCGGCGTGAAGTGGGAAAAGGGCCAGCAGGCCTTGCGCGACAAGGAAGCGCGCGAGCAAGCCGACGAAGTGCGCCGCCAGCAGCTGCGCGGAGTGGATACGGCCGCCGAGGGCCACGAGAACGACAAGACCGCCATCCAGACGGTCTTTCGCACGATCACGAAAGAGGTGGAGCATGTGGTGGAAAAGCCTGTGTACC